CCATGATAAGTTGAAGCAGACGGAAACGCCGCTTGATTGAGAAAATAAAACGGTATAACCGAGCCTGCTTGAGGAGCTACGATTGCTCCAGCATCTGATATCGTCACCGACGAGTTTTGGATGAGTTTGCCTGTTGTTGTGTTAAACCGTGTAACAGCTTTATCAGTTGCGCCTACCGGCCCAACAACATCACCACCCCCAGAAGGTGTGTCCCAAGCAAAAGCAGAACCATTCCACTTTAAATAGGTGCCTGCGGAACTTGGAGCGTCAGCAAAAGCAGTTGTATTAGCTGATGACTGATACAAAAGTTTATTTGCTACGCCGCCAGCAATATTAGCCGCTGTACCGGAAACTGAAATTGACCAAGTGCCAGAAGCATTTGTCCCAGTTGTGCTTGGCGCTCCAATTGTGTTGTAACTAATTGTCCTTGCTGCTGATCCATCAAACGTGGTCCCTGACGCAACGCCTAAACCAGAATTGTTCATGGTCAGCGAATTGGTTGTGGTTCCACCACCGCCTCCAGCAGCAGCCCACGCAAATGTCGTTCCATTCCAAGACAAGTAAGTAGAACTTGTGGTTGGCGCAGTAATAAACGAAGTTGCACCAGAACCAGTCTGGAAAGCAATCTGATTGGCAGCACCGCTTGCTAGATTAGTTGCTGTGGTGGCAGAACTAGCACTACCAGAAATACTGATGCTCCAAGTTCCCGTTGCACCTGAGCCTGATGTTGGTACAAAAGCGCCCGTTGATCCTACGTTAACTGCAAGTGCAGTGGCTACATCAGTGCCTAGCCCACTAACACCAGTCGATACAGGAAGACCTGTGGCATTCGTCAGCGTAATCGATGTTGGTGTACCGAGATTAGGCGTTGTAAGCGTTGGCGAAGTGGCAAATACTAAACTGCCACTTCCTGTTTCGTCTGAAACAGCGGCTGCTAAGTTACTTGATGATGGTGTTGCTAAAAACGTCGCTATGCCAGCACCAAGTCCACTGACACCTGTTGAGATAGGTAAGTCTGTACAGGATGTCAGCGTTCCAGAGCTGGGCGTTCCTAATGCGCCTCCTGGTGCTACATAGTCAGTACCAGCAGTGGCGGCAGCAATAACACCAGTAGTGGCTTTAAGCACCCCCGTAGTTGTTGCTGTTTTTATAAATTTGCCCGTGCTTCCATCAAACAACGTAATTTGCCCATCCGTTGCAGAAACCGGCCCAACTACATCACCGGTCCCTCCTGTCGCGTACTCAAGCGCTGTAGCGCCAGCATTAACACGAAGCACCTGAAGCGCAGAGCCAAGACTGGATAAACCCGTTCCGCCATTTCCAAAGGGAAGCGTGCCAGTGACACCTGTAGAAAGCGGTAGCCCCGTAGCGTTAGTCAGCGTAACGGATGTTGGTGTTCCAAGCAGCGGCGTAACCAGTGTCGGGCTTGTCGCAAAAACCAAAGATCCAGTGCCTGTTTCATCAGAAATAACGCCACGCAATTCTGTAGACGTGGTTGATGCAAATGCTGATAGCTTGTCTGACGTATAAGCAACAGTCCCACCAGCACCAAACGCCACGGTTGAGCCATCTGTGCCTGACAGTATGACTGTATTGCTTGCAGTGAATGTCTTACCATCAGCCACGGTCAATGTAGATCCAGTGGCCGGTGATGTGATGGTTACTTTGTTGTATTTGCCGCCGGTAATATCGCCTGTAGAATCAGCAATCGTGACCGTAGAATTTTGTATAAGTTGACCTGTGGCTCCATCAAATCTTGCAACGGCATTGTCTGTACTGGCTGTCGGCCCAGTTGCCGTTGCAATTACATAGTCAGAACCATTCCAGAAAACAAGTGCTGTTAGTCCTGTGGCTATCGTAACGCCTGTCGTAGCCGCAGCTTTTACGGTAATGCTGTTATTTGATCCATTTTTAACAAGAAATATCTTGCTTGTGCCTGGGCCAATAATGTTTCTTGGTGTTCCCGAACTCCCAGTCACCAATAAAATACTGGACCGAGAGGTATTGCTAGCCGATCCATCACCTGTCGTTAATGTCACATCGCCGCTGGCTACATCTATCGTTGCTGCGCCTGCAATTGCTGCTTCTAATGGATTTGTTAGTGAATCGTTTACAACTGTACCCCATGACCCATCCTCAGAGCCGTTATCTGGCTTTGCTAACTTTAATAAACTTGTATATTGGACAGGCATGTTTTTTCCTTATGACGTGCTTATAACAGTCCATGTTGTAGTAACACCATGACTTATCTGTGTATAAGTTGTCGTTACGCCCGGTGTAATTTGCGTCCACATATTAGCTAATCCTCATAACTGCGTTTGTAGAATCACCGGCAGGGAATGTGATTGTTAAACCTTGACCCGCTTTTGAGATGTTGACACCAAAATTAAGCACACAAACTGAACGATCTTGGTTTGTGTCGTTATAAATCAAAGCGCCGTTAGTTGTTAACGTCACATTATTAAAAGTTACGTTATCAAAAGACCAGTATGCAGTAGTTCCTTGAAAGGACGGGGTAATGTTTGTGAGTGCAATCCCGCCAGCGGTATAGTTGGTTCCACTGGAGGACACCTCCCCGGATGTCGTGTACGCAGTGGTAGAGGCACCGAGATCCGCGTTGGCGGTGTATAAGGCCAGTTTAAACACATTGCCCGTCCCCGTCGTAAAGTTGTGCAGCCCTTGAGCTAACTCTACTTTAAAGCTGGTCGTTAGTGTTTGGATAATCGCCATTACACTACCTTATCTCGCACCTGACCAGAACGATACGCATCCATCCGCTCAAGACCATCACCAAGACGTTTAGCAAGAATAAGAGCCTCTTTGTAGCGGCTGTTAATCAACGTCATCATATCCGGCTCACCTTTCAAAAAGGTATACGCCTCAATCAAACATCCATATAAAAGCACAGAATCAAAATTATCGCCAAGCCATGTTGTTGTTGCGCTAACATTTCCAACGCCGATAGATGCGGGATAGAAAAAATAGTGCAACTCCACTGAATACGCTAAATTTGGCGTCGGTCCTAATATAAAAACCAATTCTTTTGTATTGGTTGGATAGTCAGTACCAAACAAGGCATAACAATAAGGCCTTCCTGTATTTGCACTACCTTGTGCTATGGGAAACGATTCCCTAATAAAGTTTACGTCTTTGTTGAGTAAGAAGTTATATGTCCCATCAGGGTCAATAACCGCAAAAGAGTAAGGCGCAAGAAAATCATCAGGGCATTGAAGATATTGATTATTGATAGTGCAAACGGCGGTGACATTCTTTCTTAACGAGGGAAACTGGATCGTGTTGAATATGCGTTGCTCTGCTTGTTGAGCAAACGTTTGCAGTGTATCGGTGTCAAACGTGGTTTCGCAATAATCTTGTATCGCAGTTTTTAACTCTCCCCAGTTCACGCCATCGGCCCCCGACTCATTAATCCTTTTGTTGCCGCACCGGTGCCACGCATCTTGATGCCCGTGGTCTTGATTTCTTGCTTAGACACTAAAGGCTTTCCAGGGGTCGGGGATGCCACTAACTTCGCCCCGGTCATCGTATGAGGCTCTGCATAAACGGATGCCGGTCCCACCTCTTTGCCGCCTATTTTCATAGAATACTTAGCCATTATTTGCCTCTCTGATTAACCGCTCGGGCCATATTACGCCCTAACTTTCTCATCATTTCGGAGGTTGGTCCGCCCGATTTCATCTTCTTAACATCGGCATCAGGATGCGCTCCCTTGCCTTTCTTCATGTGTTTTTTAAGTGCTTCCATCGTTTTCATGCTTGCTCCTAGCTTACAGTGACACTGTTTAAACTTGATTGACCGACTAAGTGATTCGGTGTTAGGTCTGCATCAAACGACCGGGAGCCGCCGACAGGATTAAATCCCCACTCTATGATGCGACTACCCTCCAGAGGGACGCCTGTAAAAAGAGGGTCTACGCCTACATTGTTGTTCGTTTGCATGCCGTTGTATCCTGATTGAAAGTATGAGTTTGAATCGGAACGTGGGTTTCTAACTGCTTGCGGGTCATTCACCGGGAACATGCCTAATTGCAACTGTGGTTGATCTGGCTCCCAGCAAGTTGGACACACCAGTATATTGACATTTTTTGTCTTGATTGTCAGCGGTTTTAGCTGTTTGAGCTTATAGCGAAACCCACAGCGATCACACTGTGCTATCGCAAATTTGCCACTTGCAAATTGATTGGGCATTCAGAAGCTCACACCAAGGAATGATTGTCTTGGCACAAAACGAATAGGCGCTTTTTCGCGGTCTTCTGTAGATGCCAAATCCCAGGCTTGATCGTATTGAGCCTTGAGAAACTGCATCCGTTCTAGTCCGCCTTCTACTTTCATTGACAACTTGTAGGCCAAACCAGCAACTAATGCCTCTTGAAATCTAAACGGTATGTCCTCCACGTTGACCCCATTGCCAGCATCCTGAAGTCTTCTTAGTCGCCAATAGATCAAATAGTAATAAGGCGAAGCGATTGATCCCTGGTCTGGTGCAGGCCATACGGTTACGTTCGGAAACTTTGTATTCGTAACCGAAGCGCCCGACGCATGAGACGCAGCCGTCGTGTTATTTTGGCCACGAACCACATTGTTAAGCGTAGCGTGCGCCGATGCGCCTGTCGCAACATTCTCAGCCTGTGTTGAGGTTCCATAATAGTTAACCGTCTCGGCTCCTATGTTGGCATACCCAGCGTAGGGAACTTGAGCAAGCGATGACATGGGAATTGTCGTCACTGATGAATTAATCGCCGCCGCAAGGGTTCCTGTAAACGTGTAAGTTTGGCCTCCTTGGCGATCAATGTAAATCTGAATCGGTCTCCCAGTTGCAAGTTTATTAGGGATTGTGGAGTAAGTACTTACCGAAATTCTAGAGATATTGATATCAGTTTGATTGGTTCCTGTCCCAGTCCGAATAATAGTCTCAACTAAATCAACCGTATTGATAGGCAATGGGTAGGTAATTTGGTTTGCCATCAACATGATGGAGCCTTGCTCAATTGTCCAAAGATTAATGCCTTGGTTGGCCCATTCAGAGATTAATAAGTTCAAACTTCTTCGGGCGGTGCGGAAATCATAGCCTGACCTCAACTCGCGGCCACAGCGCTCAAACGCTTCCTCTACAAGTTCATTAAGATTGGGGTTAAATGTGGTTGTTCCGGTTGTGCTCATTTACCTACCTTCCGAAATGGGGCTACCTTTTTGGCGATGCTCTTAGGTTGAGAAACAAACTGAACCCCTTTAGACTTTCCTTCTCTTTTAGCTCGTGTAGTTGCTGCGTACTCTGCCGATGAAAGAGACTTAATGGCAGCTTCGGGAAGGTACCGCTCTCCCGTTGCTTTTGGTCCCTGTGTGCTAGGTTTGCCACTCTTGGTTCTCCATTTCTGGTCAGTCCAATCTTTAAGGCTTTGTTGAGACTTTGCTAAACCACCGCTAGCCATCTTCTTTCTCCCAGCACAATGCGCTTTTTGCGAGAACCCTTTAGGGTTGTTGCAATCAATAGACTTTTTGTACTTGCTAGACCAAGCCACTATTTGTATCCACCACCAGCTTTTTTGTATTGTAAAGCCATCATTTGGGCTTTTCGGGCTGACCACTGCCCTGGCGCACCACCTTTACCACCCGCTTTAATTCGCTCAAAGATAGATTTCCGCAGCCCAGGTTTAGTGTAATTGCCTGCTTCGTTGACTTTTGATACCTTACCGCCTTCTGCGTATTGCGTAAAGTCTATGTC